CATGCCGTTTGCTCCGAATTGCTGACCCATTCCTCGTGCTAAGCTCTTTGCTCCAGCACCAGGGATTGCTCCCTCTTGCTGGATTCCCCTAGGGCGCCCAGGCTTACCGCCGGAAGCCGGCTTAGGTTTAAGACTAGCTTTAGTGTGCTCTAGCTGAGTCTTACTCTCGTGGTTTAGGAGCGCCTCGAAGGTCATCATAGCGATTTGCTGCTGCATCGCTTGCTGCTGCTCCATAGCGACCTGTTGGTCGCTCTTGATGATGCGGTTGATGTTGCGGATTTCGAAGACCTTTGCTATCTCGCGGAGGCCCTCACCTTGGTTCCAGAAGGGTGTTTGTGAGGCCCAGTTAGCGAAGGCAAGTAGATTGCGCTGGCGAACGACTTTGTTAGTGGCGTAGTTTGCCGCAACCAACTCAAAGTCAAAGTTCCCGATGAGCTCCTCAGGGTGGATTACAGGCCATTTCTGGATGCCAACCGGAGCATCCGTAATGCGGACCTCTTCCTCGTTGGTCATGAACTGCTGCAGCATACTAGAGCACATCTCTAGGAGCGGCTGGAGCACCTCTAGCTCGTAGTTCCGAATGAACATCTTGAAGCGGAAGTTCGCCTCGTTTACGATGCTCGCTATGCCGGTGGCTGTGCGGTTTCCAGTCGGCTGGCCGACGCCCTTAGAGTAGAAGTCTGAGATGCCGCTGGTCTGCTCAATCATGCCTTTGTAGACGTCTAGGATTGCGTAGTCCTGGCGACTCGGGGTGAAGAACGGCAGCGGTGCTATGACCTCGTTTGGGTTCCCGGAGACGCCGACTTTGCCTCCTGGAACGTTGAACATATTCAGCGCGGAGTGGTCAATATCAGCGTTAGTATCATACGCATAACGCCTGTTGATGCCCAGATTCCAGTTGTCAGCCACCATATTGACAAAGCGGTTGAGCGACTCTGTGAGGTCTGAGATGATTTCGATTGCGCCAAGGCCGAATACCTCGTTAGGAAGCTTGATGAAACTAGTGTGCAAAATCGGGCACTTCATGTGCATAAACGGATTCGGCCCAGTGTAGAGGAGGATTGCTTGGCCGCCGTACATCCGGCGTTTGTAGCCGCTGTAGCTAGCTTGGCGGAAACTCGCTCTGAGGTCCTTCCAGGAGATAGCCTCGCGGTCATTCCCGAAGGTCTGGATGGTGACTGTGTTGTCGGTCTCGTTCCAGAGCTCTCCTATGCGGATTATGACGGAGTCTGCGTCGGATTCACCCTGGAGCGCATCCTCAAGCTCCTTAAAGCCCTGCTCGAAGTACAGTGGCTTGATGGTGCCTGTGGGGTCCTGTTGCGCTGCCATGACAGAGAGCGCTTGCTCCCGCTTCATTTGGCCCCAGGACTTCTCAACGATGTGCGCCGTGAGCTTTCCGTCTGGGTCAACTAGGAGGTCATAGACGTCAATCGCGGTGAACTTAGGGCGCATCCTCGGGATTAACTTCTGCTGGGGGTTGTACCGGAGGACAATCGGAGCGCCGAAGGGGTCCGTGGCGGGCTGCATCTGGGGCTGTCCATCAGGTCCGGGGACCATCGTGGGCTTGCCATCTGGCCCTGGGACAATCACAGGAACCATTGCGAACTGCGGAGCGGGCTCTACGGCGACTTCGAAGTCCCAGTCCCAGTCTACTTTGAGGCCTGCGTGGCCGTAGATAGAGATGTTCCGGATGTGGTCTTCGACTGCGTGGATAATCCGCGCTTGGTGGAGCTTATATTTCAGCACCAGCTCCATCTTCTCCGAAGCTTGTTCGTCATTCTCTGTGCGCCCGGAACACTCAAACCAGGGGTCAAAGGAGAAGAACGCATCCGAAACTCGGCTAACTATCTGCTCGATGTTCGAGAGCGGATACGGAACGAATGTATTGCTGCGCGGGGTGGTGTTATCTGGGAAGGTCTTGCGGTCTTGCTGACCCACGTATTGGCGGTAGAAGAACGCTCGCCGTTGGTCGTACTGGCGCCGGAAGAACAGCATCCGCTCCATATGAGCGTTGCTACGGGCTAGGGCATCCTTAAGAGGGTCCCCAGTCGCAACTGGACCGATGGGACCCTTTGGGGATACTTGCTGGAAGCTAGGAGCGGCCATTAGTTAACTTTCCACTTAGAAACGTCTACGCTGTTTTGACAGGCTTTGCACGGAGCGTACTTCGCTTTTAACTCGTAGGCTACGCTGCCGAGGAATCCAACCGCTAATGTGCCCAGGACTCTGTCTGCTAATGATGTGCCGACCCAGAAGGAGAAGCCCAAGGCCAGCCAGAATCCAGTACACACCGGGCATCTAATTAGCTCCGTTAGGAGCGCTGGGAGCCGGAGTTTCGACTGGAGCTTGTGGCTGAGGCTGGAGTCCACTACCAAATACGTTAGCTGAGCCTGCGACAATACGCTTAAAATAATCGTTTGCCACTTCACTGTATTTCCCCTCGTCAAAGCCCGTTAGGATAGCGCTAGTGGGCCTGTAGATTAGTACTGGATACATCGGACTGCCGAGGACGGCTTTGACGCCTGCGTCAGCAATCGGGTCCTCATTTGAAACCACTAGGTTGACTGGCAGATTGCGAGCCCTTAAGTAGGCCTCGGCTTCTGCACAATGTGGGCATCCAATGAGCCCGTAGAGTGTAAACGGTGGTACTTGAGACTGGTTATTCAACTTCCCTCCTATGCGCGGTCTATTTTTTGAATCCAGTACACACCGCCGGCTGTACTGAAAACTCGAATCCTGTCTGTGTGGTCCCCAGTGCCCAGAGTCTGGACGCTGTTAGCGGGGAACTGGAAGTCCGACGCGGCTGCGGCGGCCATACCAGAGTTCCCGAACTTAACGTGGAAGTCCCCCGCACAGGTAATAAAGAAGATTTGGTCGGTCCCCAGGACGATTTCCGCAGTGCTGGCTGCGGCGCCTAGGGTCGCTGTGACGCCTGCGTCTCCTGAGAACTGGGATACAAAGAGAAACTCTGCCATGTTGGTTAGTCCTTTTCCTGCTTGATTGCACTGACCTCGGCGTGGTCAAAGAGACTGAGGTCGAATTCTCCGCGCTCGTAGGCCTCGTTCGCGTGGCGCAGCATCACTGTGGCAGCCTCTAGGCGCTCTTCCCGGAGATGCGCCGGGGTAGTCGCAATCTTGTGGGTCCACCAGGCCTGCCAGCACTGCTTACAGCCGGTGCTCGTAGGGGGCTTCTCCTGGGCGATGTAGTTATGGGTCCCACAGACTAGCTGGACTCTGTTGGTGTCCATGACGTCAGCCAGGATGGATTCCATCTGGCCAGGCGTGTACTTGCTGCTGACGGGGAGCTTCATTAGACTTTGGCTGCTACGCTGCCAGCGGCGGACTTCAGCTTCGCTACGATTCGGTTGTGCAGCACGAACCCAGCTACTCCGGCTAAGACTGCTCCTGCGAGGAACGCTTCAAGAATGTGCATTATGTCTCCTTAACTAACTAGATGAGCTATGTAAAGACCGATGTTGCTTGCGTCTGCCCCAGTAAACAGCCGCCAAGCCTCAAACAGCAGGGGCAGCGAGGCTAAGAACCAGTTCTTGCTATAGAACTTCACAGCCATAGCGACTGCGCCAGGCCCGAGTAAGAGCCACAATATCTTAACGAGGATGGCCTTTTTGACCAAGAAGAGCCCGGTATTAGGGTCCGCGAGGAACGCATTTCCTTCGTGGCCGGCTTGAGAGACTTCTACCAGCAGAGTCGTCAGAATATCCAGGACGTGGACTCCAATAGCGAGTACCAGGGCTTTGTAGAAGTAAGAGACTTTGTTTAGGCTTTCTAGCATTCTGTCCAAGCTGCCTAGGTGTCCGAGCGGGGAGGGGTTCCGCCCGGACCCTGGGACCTCAGCGCATCATCAATAGCGGGTTCTAACCGCAGAGAGATACGCTGAAACTGAAAAAGGCACAATCTCACTCCGAAGATTGTGCCAATAGCCAACGTAGAATCAAAGAAAACGGCAGCAGTAGATAGCAGAAGAGTTGGTACAAGAGCTCCCACATAGACGCCGAGTTCTCCCATGGTTGTGGCTAAGTACGTAACTAACGAGTTTGTTTCGATTAGGAGGCCGTATTTCCGCATCCGGCGCACTGTGAAGGTTGCGTCGTAGACTGCGAGGACGAAACTCCCTATGAACGCTGCTGCCCCCCAGGGTGTCACTTAGAGGGCGCTCGTAGTACCAACGCGGACTTTGCCGTGGCCACTATAAGCGGGCTGGGCAAGTTGACTGTCATAGGCTTCGTGCTTCCCGACGCCGTAGTCTGCGGTCGAGAGGCTAGCGGATTTCTGCCCCGGCATGTCAGCGAGTTCGCCTTCAATGCGGCTCTTAATAGGCATCGAGCTTTCGGACATATCGGCTTCTGCACTAGAGTGCATATCCGCATGGTGAACCGGCGGCGCTGAGTGCATCTTACTTTGGTGTTTAGCTGCGACGTTCATCGTTGACCTTTCGTAGGCAGGTTTTCCTGTCGAGAGATGTTCTTGAAACTCGGAACTGGGACCTCAATCTGGTCGAAGCTGCCAGTCTGGGAGACTTCGTAGGAATCTGGGGAGTGCGTAGGTGCGCCAGCGCCATGACCCTTGCTCCAGTCGTGTGTGCAGGGGCTAGCCTGGGGTGCATGTTCGTCCGCGTAGGGGGTGTTGCGGCCAGTTCTGCCGCTCGCTACCACGCTCGCATGGGGGTCAATCTGGAGATTCTCCCGCTCAATCACTGTGTAGTTCTCTTCCTGGGTGCTCTTAGAGATGAGCTGCTCAGGACCGAGCTTGAATGCTACTTGGACACCGCTGTCGATGCCGCCTTCTGCACTCGGAACGCCTGTGGAGCCTCCAGAGGCGCCACCACTGTGCTTACCGCTGTCGCCGGAGTATTTATCTGTTTTCGGCATAATCTAGGATTCTTTCCTTTTCTTCTGGGTAGAGGGGCGCCAGCCCGTTTTCCGCATCGTACCGTAGACGTAGGCGCCCTTCCTCTTGCCCGTTAGGCCCATTTTAGCGGCTCTCTTCTTAAGAGCCCGCTCCATTGCCGCTGGCATAGGCAGTTTCTTAGAGTGCCCCTGGAGTCAACGCTGAGTTACGGAGTTCGACTCTATCAATCGGAACCCACGCAGAGACAGTGTCATCCCAGAGTCCGCCATCCGCACGGAAGATTAGGACATCCGTAGAGAGGTTAGCGGTTACGACGCCCAGAGAGGGCGCCGGCAGATTGATGCTAATCGAGGTCGGCTTCGCAAAGGAGGCCGTAATGTCAGCCGCCGAGCGAGCCCAGGTCGATTTTGTTTCGTCAACTAATACCGGAAGAGCCATTCTTTATCTCCTTAGTAGAGGGACCGGATTGCAATCACGAGCGTGACGTTAGTCATCGACGTCGGAGTGCCGGTCAGTTTCAGTCCTAGGCGGTCTCCAACAGCTAATGTAGAGACTCCTGTGTTGACTGAGAGGATTGTTTGAAGTGTGTTGGCGGTAGCCGCGAGGTTGAAAGTAGTGCCGTTTAGGACGCTCGAACCGCTAGCCGGAGCTCCGGTTCCAACATCCTTAGTAACATCAAGGGTGGTTGCACCACCAGTGCTAGCGACTGCGTGTATTTCCTGAACGCTGATAACCTGGTAGGGGCGGTCCGCAATGAACACTGTGGAGTAGTTCGTTGTGGTAGCCGCACCATTAATGACAACCTGGATGGGTTCGCGCTCGGAAACGTGGTCGCTTAGTACCGGGTACTCACCTGAGAATGAAAAGGCCATAGTATTTTCTGGTCCTTTCCTTTAGCGGTACACTTGAACGATAGCGTTGTATCCGCCAGCCGTTGCCGGCAAGGTCGTAGAAAAGTTAACAACGCAGGAGGTAGCAGTAATAGAGCTGACGCGAGGAGCGGAAGCGTCGCCTTCTACCGCTAAAACACCTGTCGCTGCCGGAGAGGTTGCAGCCGGGGTGGCCTGAAACACCAGAACAGCCTTCGGGATGAACGAAAGGGCTTGTACGCCGTCAATCCAGTTAAGGGTGACAGTTGTACCTGCACCAGTACCGAGGAAGTTGACCAGCAAAACAAACGCTGGTTCAACGCTGACAGAGTTTGCCACCGTTACTCCCGAACTGGGGACTGTTGCGCCCCCAACGGGTAGCATAGTGCTTGAAGTTACTGAGATTGCCATTTAAACTGTTTCCTTTTTGTTTAGGGATACTGAGATGAGCTTTGACTCACCGCAGGCCGTACAAGCTAATAGCGCTTGTACTATGCGAGTTTTCTCGTCTACGAAGGTCTCGCAAACGAAAAATCGGTGCTCGCCTGTACACCGCCCCTCGGAATTCTCTGGTTTCACTGGCGCAGCCCTCGCACGGTGGTTCCATTAAGCTTAGTCGTAACTTGCTCCGGAGCGACAAAGAGACCGCTCGTGGTGTCGTAGATTGCGAAATCCGCGTAGACTTTGAAGACGTGCCCAGCCAGCGCTGGGTCCAAGGCTGTTACTGCGGTGGATTTAGTTTGGTGCTCAGAACAGGATGTGTTCTGTGAAAACGTTCGGTTCGGCATAGGTTTTTATCTGTTCTCCCAAGCGTTACAACAGGCCCAAAACTCGATTATTCCCTCGACTAGCTTGCACTCGCCGGTTCGACTGTCACCGCTAGAGGCGGTATAGTACTCGCAGTTTCCGCAGTGCGTCGGTACGGAGCGGCTTTCCAGATAACCAGCTGTGCTGCGGGGGACAGTGGGCACCGGGTTGTTAGCGAGCTCGCTGTCGCCGCCAATATATAGTCCACAAACGCCTTTTTCGTAGCTAACCCGTGTGTCAGAGGTTCCATCGATGTGGACGATTGCACAGTTTTCTCCAGAATACGTTGTGACTCTGAGGGCGCATTTACCGCAACTAGCGCCGGTTGGGCTTTCCCCAGGATTCAGCACCTGAGGAGGCATGTAAAGGACTACTGCTTTTTGGAGTTTCTCCGCCAAGTTTAGGGCCCTCCACTGGGCGTTTGTTCAGGATTTCGTTCGAAACAACGTTTCCATCGCCGCTTAGGTTGATTTCAAGGTCGCGTCCGTAGCGTATCTTCTGCTTATCAAAGTCATGGACTGGGTTGTCGTTGAAGACCTTCTCAGCTTCGAGCTGAGCACTATCTACGGCGGCTTGGAATTTAGGATGCATAGTCAGGAAGATTTCCCCCTCCCCTCCTAAGGGGGGAGGAGCAACCGTTTTACGGGTTGGCCGTTAGCACTCCGGTCGCACTCAGTGCGATTGCAGGAGTTACTGTAAGCTGGTCACTAGCGGTGAGGCCGTTACCAGGGTCAGTACCGGAGATGTTGGCACTGCCAACACCGACGGCTGTTACGTTACCAGACGCATCAACAGTCGCAACTGCGAGGTTGTCGGATGCGTAGGCGATAACGCCAATCGGGGGAACCATATTACCGGTTCCGTTTAGTCCATCGAATTCGGTAAAGGCGAAAATCGCGCCATGACCGTTCAATGCGATAGATGCTGGCATTAATTCTCCTTTAGCGCTTTGGGCGCTGGGTCCCTCCAGGTTTTTCAGAGCCTCTAGGATTTGCTTTAGGAGCGCTATTTCTGCTTGTTGAGCAGCTAGTATCTCCCTTAGCTCTCGGAAGAAGGCGCTGAAAAATTGGAACAAGAAGTTGCTGTGTTGCTTTTCAGACAACTAGCACCTCTTTGTGGCTAAGTATACGAGTTGTTACGCGCAAACTCAGCCTTTTCAGTCGCGGATAGCTCCGGAGTGCCCCGTGACCGAAATCTGTGACCCGAAAGGTACTGGAAGCAGTTCATAAGGTGGTCGTGGCGCTTCCGGGGTTTATCCTTGCTGGTGCCCTTGAGGGGACCATTGTGGTAGAAATCCCATACATAATGCTCGATTTCCCACCGGAACATATCTAGGGTGCGAAAAACCTTGACAAAGGGGTGCCGAGCGGCTGCTGTGACTGTGCTGTTGATGTACTCGCGACCAGCGTTGACGCCGAAATCTTCGGGTAGTTTGGCCTCTCGGACCGGGATTCCTGCCTCACGGTAGAGCTGGGCGATGGTTTTGTGCGTCTCAGCGTTGCGCTGGATACCGCCTCGGGGGTCTATGAGCCAAAGGTCGATTTTGTCGAAGCCATTTCGCACCAGGATGCTCTTTGCATGTTCAGAAACTACGAGGTTCTTTTCGTAGTACTCTCTGTAGACGTACATGTTACCAGAGGTGTCGAAGGCTGCCCAGAGGACGGCGGTGGGCCCTGTTGGGGCTGGGTCGATGCAAACGACGCGTTTCCAGTCCTTGTGCAGGGTAATAGGCGCGATGAGGTGTTTCTCGGCTTTCCACTGGTCATAGACCAGGCCGCTGCGTCTAACGAAGTCTCCATAGAGCCGGGTGAGTTCATCTGGCTTACCGCTCCAGTATTCTTTTAGACGCCGTTTCTCATCTTCGGGAACAAACGGGTTGTCTAGGACGCTCAGACTGACCGAGATAATCTCTTTGGAACCCTTGACGTACTGCTCATGCAGGTCATAGACCCAGGGTTCGCGTACGCCAGAAGAAATGTCCGCAAGAGGCGTAACAGTAACAAGGATTTTGCCGGCGCAGTCCGCTGTTCTCTGCCGGCACTCCTCGTAGATGTCGATGTCCGGCTCCTCGTCAATCCAGACCAGGTCCACGGATGCGCCCTGGAACTTCTCCCGACCGCTATCGGCGCTCTTACAGGTGATGACCGAGCCATTCTTGAAGTAGACTTGGAAGTCACTTTCTGAGATTTTCTTGATGACGGTCTCTCGCTCGGAGCCACTCGGGAGGAATCCGGGGTGGTCCTTGCCATTTGAGAGCTTCTCGTACCAGAGGACGTTCTTTACTGTCGGGAAGTCGAGTCCGACGACCCAGATATTGTTTGGCGGA